TGTACGATGCTCCAGCAAGGCGGGAGGAAACAGACGCATCCACTCGGCCGAGTTCGGTCGCAAGCTCTGACCGGACAGCGGAGGCGTTTGCTGCCGCGCTTGGGATGTTTGAGACGGCCGCCGGCGCCGCTGGCAGATTGTCCGTCTTCGCTTTGATCGCTGTGACGTCCGCGTTCGCGGGAGCCGTATACCCCGCGGTTGCAAGTCGGGTTGATACCGCCGCGTCCAGATTCGCCAAGGCTGGTGCTTCGCTGGAAGTGATCGCGCCGGCAGCGATCTTCGCTGCTGTGATCGCGTCGTCTGCCAGACCCATGAGCGATCCAACGGCCGCGGGTGACGCAGGGAGATTGTCCGTCTTGGATTTTATCGCCGCTACACTCGCGCCGAGGAAGGGCGTCGAGTCGGAAACAATCTGCGCCTGGGTAAGGGTCGAGCGCGTGGATACCGCGGCATCGATTCGGGAAAGTCCGAGCGCGGCCGCATCCTCCGGATTGTACGCGACGACTTCAAGGAGGAGATCCGCCGGATCTGCGGCCGTTCCGGTGACGTGCAATGCGAAGTCTCCGAGCGTGTCCAGGTGCGCCGTCGTGAGGGCGAGTGAGTACCAACCGGACCCGCGCTCCGTGACCGTCGGAGAAATGCTCGCGAAGGCTGCTCCCGCCTTGCTTGCTGTGATCGTGAGAGTCAGGCCGGTCTTCCCGGTGACGTGATCGGTAGAATCTACCATGAGGACCATGATGGTCCTGGCCGTGGACTGCTTAACTGCTCGCATTGACGATCCTCCCTCGCGATACTCCGCCGCTTCCGCCGCTCGGCGTGTCGGCAACAGTCGGGTCGCGCATGTGTATGCTTGTCAGCTGCTCTACGATGTCGTTGCGAGACACCCCCGCTCGGTCGGGCGTTCCCGGAAGGTACGCGAGTATTTGCACGGCTCGGCCCGTGACGGTGAGAGAGTAGTTCCCGCTCCCGTCCGACACGGTATCGTCTACCACTGTGTCGCGGCTTCCTTTTCTGAGCCTATCTATGCTCAGGGCGAGGACGCGGCATCCTGCTACTGGGGTCGTGCCTAGGCGGTCGTATGTCGTGCCCGTAATGACATAGCTCTTAGAGTCCCCTGCCTGCACTATGGGCGGATTAACTGTCCACGGCGCTGTCTGATAGACCGTCCACTGAGCGCGGAGCCGTCCACCACGGGGCGGTATGACCGTCTCAGTGTCTAACCCTCGCCGAGGGAGTGCTGGGCCAGTCCCGTCAATGCTGTAGAAGCAACAGAGAGGGATTATGGGGAAGGCGAATTCCGCCTGTCCTGCCGGGATCTCCTTCGGGACGTTTGCCAAGCTCACGCCGGAGGGCGTGTTGACCGGGCCGATTCCAGTCTCGGGCCACTGGTAGATGCGCTGGTGCATCGTCATCGGAAGGGTGAACTCTTTCGCCTGCGTGATGGCCGAACAGTCCGGGCCGGAGAACGGGTTGAAGTACGGCTCCGGAACCGGATCGATCGCGCCTATGTCCACGGGGTTCAGGGGATCGAACGTCCCCTGACGCCCCATGCCCGCGACGATGCCACCGGCAATGACGGCCATCATCACGCCGTCTCCGATGCGAACCGTCGTGGGCAGTCTCACAGTATCTCCTCAATGAGGAACGAGTGAAGGATGAGCTGTCCCGTCGCGACCGTCTGCGTGAAGCGGAAGTCGAACGCGTTGGCAATAGTCGAGTCGAATCCCGTACCAGCGACCGGAGCCGTGTTGTACGGCACGACGATGATACCAGACCACGGGCCGGTGGCGACCGCAGGCACGTTGAGGAAGGCGGTCGAATTGAGTTGGCCTTGCCCGAACAGCGTCGCGGTCGTTCCCGCGCCAGCGGAGCGGCACACGATGTTCATTTCGAAGAACCACGGCACAGTGGTCTGCGCTACGATGTTGAGCGGGACGGCGAGTGTGTCGAATACCGTCACCGCTCCCATCCTCATGTCGAGGCGAAACGTTCCCGGCGTTGTGACAACGCACGACAAACGACCTGCGGCCATGACGTGCCACGCCCTGCCGACCTGCCAGTATCCCGCCTGCACCGTGGTGAGGAGGTTGGCCGGGATGCACGATGCCGCCGCGGCCGCAGTCAGGGTTGGGCCGTCCGATGTCCCAATTGCTAATGTTCTACCCACGAGGAACTCCTTTCCCGTTTCCGGGCATCGTCGTCGCTAAAATTATACCGTTCAAAGCGCCTGCAATTTTGAGGGCGCTCGGACCCGGAAGAATAACCGCTACCTTTATTCCCGACTGAGGGTCGAGGACCTCAAGCATCTTTGACCCGTCAGGGCCGTTCCCTACTTGCACTTGCGAATTATCCATAACGATCGTCATAATCACTTCCTCCCTATAAAGACGACAAACGCCAGCACGACTCCGACGGTAACGGTAACTCCCCCGGCCACGAAAGTGGACGCCCTCCAAAAGTCTCGCTCTTTTTCAGCGAGGAACAGCAGACGCGCCGACGTCGCCAGCGCCCGCTCCCCCGCCTCCCGCTCCTGCTTGCGGAAGGATTCCTCCGTCTCTAAGTGCTTTTTCAATCCCGTCAACAAGGATTCCTGCTCGTTCACGGTACGTTGTAGCTCTTCGAGCCGTCTCAATAGCTCGTCCGAGTCCATCCCCCAGTCGGCTATTAAGATCCGCAAGTCTTCCAAGCTCTGACTGAGCGGCTTGACGCTCTCGGTCTGCGGACTCGGCGGCAATTCGGTATCGCTCGATGTCAGCTCTGAGGTCTCCGTTCTGGATTCCGGAGATGATGCAGAAGGCAAGGCCCAGGCCGAGAACGGCAACGAGAACAATAATGCCAATGACAATATACCCGCTACGCATTTCATACCTCCGCTTGAACTCCTTTTGAACTCCGCTCGAACTCCGCCCCACGCGCCGCGGAGATCACCGAAACAACATCGGCTATTGTCGTGCAAAAAAGCAGCGAGAGTCCTCCGATCATGGCTGCGACTCCCGCATAGAAAGCATATTTGTGGTCGAGCGTTCCTCCCAGGTAGAACATCCATCCGGCCATAATGAAAAGGAACGAAGACGAGATCCGCCGGATCGACCATGACCAGTCAGATTCCCTCCACGGTCCAGGCATTTTCTCGCTCATATTATACCACCTCGAGGAACACTTCTTCACCGATCTTCCACGCTGCCTGTATTTCCTTCACAAAGTCCTGCCGACTTCTTACGGTCAGGATGCGGCCGCAGCCAAGAGTAGTCCGGGATGTCGAATTGTGGAACCCGTACCCGTAGTCCTCGATAACCTTTCCGGTCTTCTCACCGTAATGACCGTCTATTTCTTCCCATTCTTCAACAGGTTGGTGGGCGTTCGTCGAAATGAACTCGGGCGCCTCGTATGGGTCGTCCTTCGGCAATATCCCCGTAATTATCCACATTCCTTTCGGGAACGGCCGCGGCATATACGGAACCCCGTCCTCTCCGTTTGGCCCCTCAGTCCGGCACGGTTTCTCAGTAAGCTTCCGGAGTCCGTTCAGCTCGTTACGAACGAAACACGTCACGACTCTTTCCTTCCCCAGGAACGAAAGAGTCGAAAGATCGGGGTTGAAAACTACTTTCATACCAGTCCCTTCAGATATTCGTTCATCGCCGTCTTTGATTCCCTGATCGATGTTTCCGCTTCCTGGACAAAGCGGTTGTCTTCATGGTCCTTCGAGACTGGACAATCCTCGCAGGATTGATTCTGCCGCTTGATTATCGCTTCGAAGGCGTCCATCTGTGCCATCTGAGAGCGCACTTGCATGCGCTTGAATTCTCGGTCCTTCTCCGCTTGGATCTCCAATTTCGCGACCTTTCCGGCGATTGCCAGCACGTCCTGACGCAAGCTATGAGCCTTCTCCTTCTGGCGCTTGTTTCCATAAAACAGACCACCGAAGAAAGCCGCCAACGCGGTTCCTGCGGTGATCCCTTCCTTGATGCCGACAGATACTTCCACAGGATTAGACATTGTAGCTCCTTACAGCAGTACGAAACCAAACGACGGAACGGATGAGCGCGCCGAGGTAGATGATTAGAGCCGCCCCGGACGCGGACGCTATGCCGATAAGTATCTCTTTCATGGTGTACCGCCTTTTAGATGTGATATTTTCTCAACGATATGGTTGCTGATGGTCATTTCCACCTCGTCTTCATTCTCAATTTTGCCGGTATTGATGTTGTGTTTTGCCAGCTATAGATCAGAACCTCTACAGACGTATTCGACAGCGTAGACGCTGTATAAACTCCGCCATTCCCATAAACATCTGTGGTTATTTGTATGTCTATTGTTGCTCCGCTTAAGCCAGCACAAGGGAAAGTCCATGTCGTGTAGTTAGTGAAATAATAAGACCATCCATAAGTCCCGATATTATGATTTCCAGTGTTTGATGGTGTATCGCTTATTTCGTGCCAACATTCCAGCGTCCCATCCGCGTCTTTCTTCCACCATCCCCGCCCTGCAACGTAGCCGGACTGAGGGTATGACAGGGATTGATATACTTCTGCAATACTATACGATGGATTGCTTTGCGACCAAGTAAAAATTAAAATTGCTATTCCATTATTTGAAATATGAAGGCTACCGATGCTTCCATCGTCGCCATAAACTTCATTTGATACTACTTTACCATTAGATAATATTCCATCTATCAATTCATAAGTAGTTAGAATTGTTGCATTGTCAGAAATAGACAGCATTAATCCAATAACTGTATTAGTTAATGCTGAAACATGTTGGCCTATTACATAATCGCTTATCCTATTCCATGCGCCTGACATTCTTTTATATATAGATATCCCTGATCCAAACGTAAATATGGAACAATTCAAGTATCCACCATTGTCGTAACATAAGTAAGCACCGTAAAGACCAGACGAAACTATACCAAGATCTGAAAAAGCAGTACCGTTGTAATTTAAGACATAAGAAGACAGGACAGTGCTAACAGTTTTATCATACGAGACTGATTCTATTCCATTTATTCTATCATACGAAGCTGAAATAATATTTCCTGAAAATCCGCAAGATGCAGGAGATCCAAATACCGTACCTGATAGTTCTGAACGATAAATATCCGTGCCAGATAGAAAATATAAAGCTATGCTTCCATTGGTAGATTCACAAATCGCAAAACTAGTGCTTGATAAAGAAAATCCATTAAAGGTAAGTGTTGACTCTGAACCTAATATTCCATCGACAACAATACGGTATTTCATTGATGCAAGGTTGGATGCCGGGTAATATACGCAAGCGCCTCCAGATCCAATCTCAACTATTTGCGCTCTGGCATTAGCAACCATTCCAGATATGGAAACGCGGTCTTTCCATGAATAATTAGCCCTTGTGCAGAAATCCCCATCCATCAGTATTTTATCTGACCCTACCCCAAGCCGTCCGATACGAGCGACGAGCAACTCATCAGTAGCAGGTGAAGTATCAGGGGTATTGATCCAATCAATTGACTCTTTGTCAACCTGTATTGCACGGCGATTAACTCCTATGCCTTGATATGATCGGATCGGCAAATTGTTTAGTGACGCCTCTTCGTTCGCCGGGTCGAGCAAAAGATATTTGTCTGTGGCGACGGTTACTTTCATTTCCCCGGTGTTTTGGTCCCAGTAATTCCCGGCGTCGATCGTTATTACCGACGCGAACGTCTTGTCGATCCACCCGGCAAGCTCGACAATTCCGCCCGTGTGCGTTACGGTACCGGCGCGGCGGGTCGCCATCGCGATGACGCCGAAGCGGTAGTGGACCGGCAGCGAACCGGCCCCGGCTTGACGGGCGGGGAAATTGATCGTCGTCGCGTAGCTCGTCGCCGATCCTGCCGAGACGAATAGGTTGAAATCGGTGTTCAGGTTGATCGGGTCCGGCGTCGTAATTTCGCGGCGGGCAAAAACGAGGAACCCGTCCGCGAAAGAATCACCCTGCGTGTAGTCCCAAGAGAACGTGACGTCCGCCGTGCCGTTTGGATTGTCGGTTGAAGATATGGCCAGGTTGGTGACGTTATTTGTCGGCGGGGTATTGTTGTAGTAACTCGTATCGCTGTAAACCGGAACGCTCGGAGCGGGCGCGGTCTCGCCTTCGGTGTTAATGGTGACGGCGGAATAGTCGGCGACGGCCTCGAGGTCGTAGGTGTAGGTTTCGCGTGAAGACGATTTTACGATACCGACTACGCGGGCCTTTGCGGAAATGCCTGAGTATACCGCGTCGGTGACGAGAACATATTCGCCGATGGCGAAAACGGTATTAGACTTGATTTTGTATTTAAGGTCGGAGTATTTATAGTACTGAGATATGAGCTTAGCGAGGTTCGCGGCGGAAGTGTCGTCGAAGATGTATTTCGCTTCATGCTCGAATAGGTTCTTCCCTGAAACGATTGACGATCGCGCCGTGTTTTTCGATTTGATAACGTAGGCGTTTCCGGTAATTTCAAGCTTGGTGATATTCTTAATTGCGCCAGAAGTATTCTTGTACGCGAACGAGCATTTTTTATAATAATTCGCGAGCGCCTGGTGGACGGTGATTCCCGTCTCATAGGTCGCGGTGATCGCCGCCGTCGTCGCGATCCATATGTCATACCCGTCGGGGCTTTTCCAGGATGAGAACACTTCGCCGATTTTCGACGTCAGCGGGTAGTAATCTTTTCCGTTCGCGTCGCCCGTGGCGGCCAGCGGGATAATCGCGGCGCTCGCGTCCGTCGCCCCGGATGTGTCCTGAAATAGCTTAATGCCGGTTTTAAGATCGACAAGATCGTACTTTATTCTGATGTCGTCGTACTTCTCGGCGTCCTTCTCTATTTCCATTTCGCCGCGGATATTTGTCCCCGCGGTGAGCGTTCCCGTCGTCGTTACCGTCGAAGCGTTTACCGCCGGAATGACGATAAGGTTTCCAGCCTCGGAAAAGTAATAGACATGGCCGTATTCAAATAATATCGACTCAAGTAATTTCGCCCAGGTTTGTTTTTCGTCGGCAAGAACGACGACGTACGGAACGGTGGTCGCTATGGTAGCGCCGGAACCTACCGACACGCCCGCAAGCGCTGCGATAGCGTGAACGAGCGAGGTTGACGGCGATGCAGGGTTGCAAACCGAAAAACCGGCCCACGCCTGCGGGCTTCCAATGGTTTTGCCCAGAAGCTGAAGAGTGTAATCTTCGGCGGTTGCGTTTATAAATTTGCGCCCGTCGCGGATCGACGTTTTGTAATTCGGGGAAAGGTATCCGGCGAAATACGGCGACCCGCCGTCAAGGACGGTGATCTGTATATCGTCGGTAGAGATGAGGTTTTGAAAAAGCGTAGCGTCGAAGGCAATACGTAAATCGAGCTTATTCGAATTAGGCTTTAACGCGGAGTGAAGCCTCTGCGTGCGCGTTATGCTCATGACGTCAACGTACGCGCTGATGTCTCCGCCTGGCGTGAGTACGAACGACCACGCCATTAAGCGTACCTCGCGTCGCGCTGGATGAGCGAGTTTATTATCGCGGCGAGTTCTTCAAGACCGCCCGCGCCGACCACGTTCCCCTGGTTGTAGAAGTTGAAGGTGATCGATCTTGACCCGGTGTACGAAGCGGACGCTGCCGCGGTTGTCTCGGCGTTTCCCTGCGACCCTTCTGATGTGACGTCTGCCTCGGTGATCGGCTTTAACGCAAGATCGGCATAATTTAATTCGGCGACTCGGTACGAAACGTCTGGAGACCAACCTAAAATGTTGATGTTGTCGATCATGGAAAGGATGCCGTTGATCATCTTGGCAAACCCGTTGTAAATCAAGACATTAATCGCGATCATCATGTTTGCGAACGGCATAATCGCGTAATTGTAAAGCCAGACGAACGCTTTCATGATGATGTCAATAATCGGCGCCATGGCCTTCAATGCCGGGACTAATACCGCCCCGAGTACCTTCCCGACGATTCGAAGAATTCCGACTATCGGCGTCAAAAGTTCATTGATAACCGGCCCGAGGACTTCCATCATTCCGGCGAGTATAGTGGTGATCGGGTTGAGAACCTGTTGAACGGAAGCGAGTGAGCCGATCATTGACCCGAGACCGTCGCCGAACATGCCGAAAATGTCTGTCAGAAAACTAAGGTCGGGACCAGACGTTACGCCTGGCGTCCCAACCATATAATTTTCTGCGCTCTCGTTTGGCTCGACATACCGTGCTGGCCTATTTTGTAGGTTCTCATTCATGTTGGCGGCTAAATCGTCTTGATATTTTAAGACGTTTTTTAATAGTATGTCGGTTTCAATAGACCAATCTTTTGCGCCTTTGATGGCGGTCTCTAAAGCCGGATCGTCTACTTCGACCGGCGGGCGGTCTGTTCCGTTTGAAAGCGATATTTGAGTATTAAGGTTTCGTATCTCAGCTGCGAGGCGCGTCATATCATCGCCGAGCTTTTTCACTTCTTCTGCTGACAACATGTCGCGCATGGGCCCGTTTAAGCGTGCGCTTGCCCTGTCGTAATCGGTTCCGGCGATCGCGAGCCGGTCTTGTAGCGTCCTTTGCGACGCGGCCTTTTTGGACGCTTCTCCGTACTCTCTCGCCTTTTCAATCGCGGTGGTCCACCCGCGGGCGAGTTCGGTTAATCCGTTAATGACTGGCGTCAACCATGTCGCGATGCTTCCTCCGATTGCCTCGGTTAAGTCTTCCCATGCGTTTTTGAAGTTTTTTAGCTTCGTGTCGGCCATTTCCGAAACGGTCGCGTTGAGGTGACCGAACTTTGCGAGGATAACGTCAACGCCTTGGCCGTTTCGCAGCTGTGCGTCGGTCAGGTCTTTAAGCGCCGGGATAAGCGTCCCAAGTTTCCCCTCTGAACCGCTGAACGATTTGTTCAGAAGTTCAACAGACGTGGCAAGGTCTTTCCCGGTTGCGACGGAAAGAGCTTGCGCGGCGTTCATCATTTTGGTGATTTGGTTTTCTGTGCGGCCCGACGCGAGAAGCATGGTTTCCATACCCATGATCGCCTCGCCGTCAACGCCGAAAGATTTGGAGAATGAATCGTTGAAACGCTCAAGCGCGTTCCGTGATACGTCCGTGCGGTCTGCAAGGGCGGTTGAGAATGTGATCGCGGCGCGCTCGGCCTCGGCGAACGCCTGGTAGCATGTCGCCCCGAAGTCGGCGACTTGCTTCCCGATGACAAGAAGTCCGGCGGCGGTTAATGAAGTCGCGAAGGTTTTCCCGAGCTTCTTCGCCGCTCCGTCAAGGTCGAGAACGTTATTGATGGCCGACTTAATACCGGGGCCGGTTTTGTCCTCGGCGGTGATTATGGTTTTCGCTTCTCTCGCCATCGCTCACGCTCCCGGTATTTTGTTCACTTCGGACAGGTGCTGATAGTATGCGCCCTGCACGATCCGTAAAATCTTAATCGTCGTTCCCGGCTGTTCCATGTAGGCGCCCGGAAATGGAAAATGCTGAAAGAACCCGTGCCGGTTGTTTATTAAGGGAAGAAAGAGATCGACCCAAGGCGCCCAGGTTTCGCCGTGGCAGTCGTCCCATATTTCAGGGTCGGCTATCTCACCGCGAAACATACCGAGCGCGATTGTAGTCATTTCTCGGCGCTCCTCTTCCCGTGGGTAAAAAGTACTTCGGTGATGTAGGCGTTCATTACGTAGAAAAACAATTCTGCGCGGGCCGCGATTATATCGGCAACTTCTTTCGCGTTGTACTTTGTTTGCGAGTTTCGATAAAAGTCGTGATCAACGATCACGCTCGGCAAAACTTCGGAAAAGTATTTTGCACTCGCGCTTGCGTCGTCTTTCATAGTCTGAAACTTAGTTGTCCTCTGAACGTCAAGTTCGCGGAACTCAATCGACATATCTGGTTCCGCCCCGTCGAAGAACTCCGAGACGTTAACTTTTTTGGTTACCAGATATCCTTCCGGTAAAATCATGCAGCCCCCTTTTGATGTTTAGTACGCGGTCGCGGTGCCGTCGTAGATGACGGCGGTGATCGGCTCGGTCGCTCCGACCGCGGTTGCCTCGCCCTTGATCGACATGGTGATTATCCCGCTTCCGCCGACGTTGACCTTTGACTCAAGGATCGCCACGTTTGCAAGAGTCAGATCCATGCGGTACTTTGACGCTCCGGTGATAATAGACGGAGACTCAAGATGAAGAACGGCGGTCGAGAGAACGGCCTCGGTAAGGTAGTTTGTGTTTCTGATCGACTCGCTGTTCGTGTCGTAAGGCATTTCAATATTCAGCGCAATCTTTCGCTTGCCGTGAACCGGCTCGCTGCTGTACGTCCCGCTGGTGTTCGTCTGGACGCCTTCGTCGAGTCCGTTCGTGTAATCGAGATCGACGGAAGTGATGTCAACCGCGGTTCCGCCGAGGGAGAGGGTGCCCCCGATAAACTTATACGCCTTCAAGCTCGGCACGGCTGAAGTTGCGATGGTTCCGGCCGCCTCGTCCTTTCCCTTGATGGAGACGGTTACGCGAACGTAGTCGCCGGCTTTTGCCGAAATTTTCAGGTTTTCTACTTTGCAACCGGAAAACTTTTTTATGGCTTGTTTGCGGTCAACGAATATCGTGTACGACGGATTGACGCCGGACGGGGTTTGCGCGACGATCGAATGTTGCGCCTGACCCGTTACCCCGCCAAAGTTAGGCGTAACGGTATCGGTCCCTCCGAGCGCTGCCTTGAGAAGGAAACCGGCGTTTTCAGGTTTGAGAATGGCGGCGAAGTCCCCGGCGATTTTTATTCCCATGAGGTCGTACGCGGCGGCGGCTTTTGAGGCGAGAAGGTTTTCTTCCTCAACTTTTGAAATCGTTGGCGCCAGACTTTCCGATGTGAAGTTAATTAACATCGTGTCGGCAACAGGAGTTCCCCAGGTCGATTCTTTCCCGATTGCGAGCTTTGAACCGACGCCCATATTATAAGCCATTTTCGTCTCCTTCTACTTTCGCCGGTTCCTTGACCGTCTCGACGACGCAGGCGAAGCCGATTCCGGTCAGCATGTTTCCTTCGTTGATCGTGACGTCGTATTCTTTTCCGTTCTCGTATTCTTTGTAGTTTCCGAGCATCCGGACTCGGGCGGTTTTTAATGCGGCCATTTAATCCTCCTCGTATCGAAATTCCAGGGTAACCTTGGTTGCCTTTATGTCTTCTTTACCTTCGACGCCGTCGAAATCGTCCCGAGCGACCATCGCGAAAAAGTAAGGATTTCCCGCTCGTAGACAGTTGACTATTGCCTTGGCGTAGTTCGCCGCCTGCTCCCGCAGGACCGCCTCGGTATTGCCCGAACAGAACACGGTGCATTCAACCTTCATGGTTGCGATCGAATAGCTCGGGGCGATTTCCTCGAACTCTTCCGGAAGCGCTTCCAGGTACACGCACACGTCGCCGTAGGGCGCCTCATAGTTTCGGGTATAGACCTGCTTGGCCGTGAGCGCCACCAACGGGACGCCGACCGTGGAAAGCGCAGAGACGTAGGACGAATTGCGGGTCACGATATCCAGGGCGATGTCGTCGATTTTCACGGCTTCCCCCATATGGCGGTTCCGAACTTCTTGATTGCTCGGTTAAGTCCCTTATCCACGGCGGCGGCGTACTCGGGCGAATCCTCGAAGCCGGCGATGGATTTGGTGAACCAGTGGCGGGCGGGTATCGTTACCGTTTTTGCCACGGCGCCGACGCGGCCCTGAGCTCCGCCGATATACAGCACCTTCCCATTCTTCGGGGTGATCGTCGCGCCGCGTTCCAGGGGCTCGGCGATATGCCGGGGCGCGGCGACTACGTAATGTTTTTCACTTCTACGGATCCCGTAGACATGACGGCGCAGCCAGCCCGTTCGCTGGGTAAGGTACGCTCCCATGTTCTTCTGGACCATTTTTTTCCCGGCCGTCGCCAGGGAGGCAAGGATCGGCTTTATCGCCGCGGATAGGTCTTTCCCTAGCCGGATAAGCGCCCACTGGGAGGCCTCTATGGGCATTTCGATCTTCATTTCGATCATGGCCGCATCCTCGAAAGACGGACCACGCGATATCTGGTCAGCTTGTGCAGGTACTTGTCGAATCGGGTGTAGTTCGTGAAGGTCCTGGTATTCCCGCCGTCGAAACTGGTACCCGTGACACCGATGTTTTCCCCCGCCTCCATGGCGAATAGGGCCGCGATTTCCAGGATCGTCACTTTGATGATCCCGGGGAGCGTATCCCAGCCGCCGGTATAGGCGACGACGATCAAGGATCCAGTGGGGAAAATGTCCCCGTCGATGTTAGTGATGACCTCATCCTCAACGACGAAGTCGGCTATGTTCTTGGCGACGCTGTCCACGGTCACCGAGGTGAGCGTGACGGGCCGCGCCTTAAGCTGCAGATAGGAAACACCGTCTCCGTAGAAGGTTTGGGTGTAGTCGTCCTCCGCGGGAGAAAAGCCGAGAAAATCAGAGACGACGGATTCTGCGGCGTCCACGTAGCTGGCGTATAAAGCCTCTCCCGTGACGTCTTCGTCTCGTTTATTCGCGTACTTTTTGAACTCCGCAACGGTGACGACGGACATTAGGCCTCCTCTGCAACGCCTTCAATCAGGAATGATTCTCCCAGCTCCCGGGGTACGGTCTGGGTCGATCCCTGGGCAAAATACCCGTAGGATCCGGAAACGGTTTTTTTCATCTTGACGGTTATCGCCGGGCTTTCGTCCTTTGGCTCCGTGGTGTCCTTTGCCTTTGCCATGGTCGCTCCTGCTCCGTTTGATTAGAAAAAAGGCCGCCGGCGCGGAGGTGAAACACCGGCGGCCAAGGGACTAGGACTCTACGACCACGTATCCGAGCTCGGCGACCGACGCGGTTACCGCGACTGCCGCTCCGTTCCGAACGTTGAAGGATGGGGTGCATTCGGTGTCGGGAAGGGTTCCCGCGAACTGTGCGACCTGCACATCGTTGATGTACGCCCGGACGGTGGACCCATCCCAAATAATCGCGTAATCGATATCGTCGGTACCCATGGTCCCCACAGAAACAGAAGCCGTTTCCGCTCCGTCTTTGTAGGACTTCAGAAGGATATCGGTTGCGCCGTCGACCTTGAAAAAGAAAACGCCTTCCACGTTCGTCGCAAGAACGCCGTGGGCGACGGACGTTTTCAAAAGGTCGGTTTTGAGAATACAGAGGCCGAACAGAAAGTCGGATTGATCGGCCACGGAAAGTTTGATCTTTGCGCGAAGGACCGCGTACTGGGTGGAGACGAATTTCATCAGCGCACCGCGTAGCTGCAGGTTCGATCCGTTGTATTCGGTCGCTCCCGTGGTGATCAAAAGCGGGTATTTAGTAGCGGCGCCCACCGTGGCCGGGCTGGTCCCTACCTGGGTGTTGATGAAATTGGTGGGGCTGTTGGTCGTATCATCGGAAGGAAGGCCGGGACCGAGAGCAAATACGCGCACTCCGTCTCCTGCTCCGCCGAAAGTTTTCCACGGCTTTGCCTGATCCTCGAATACAAGCCCGTTTCCCCGAGCAACTTGAATTACTCCCATGCAATGCTCCTTTGGGTTTCCCCAGCAGGGCGGGGATTGCTCCCCGCCGTATTACTAGCCGGTTTTCAACCTGCGGAAGGACGACCCGATGAGGGGTTTGCCCTGCATGTACATGAAGCTCTGGAAAGTGATGTTGTCGCTTCCCACCGTCTTTATCTGATCGACGGTGATTTCCTGGGCTATCGCCAGCGCGAAGTGATCCCAGTATCCGGCAACGGCCACATAGGACCCCTGGGAAAGCGTGGTCAGCGCGTGGCTGGACAGGATGACCGGGACCCCGAGGATCGAGCGGTTATTCAAAAATTCCTGCTTCAGCGGCTGATCTCCGACGGCGGTGGATCCCAAGGCGGTGGACGCCGCGATGACCGAAGGGTTCACTACCAGGGCGAGGCTGTTCTGGTTTCCGTTGAGGGAAAGCAGGGTCATCAGGATGCCGGCGTAGTCTGCCCAGGTAGGAGCTGCGGCAGATCCGGATGCGGTCACGTCCTGGCCGGTGGTTACACCGACGGAAGACGCAATGAAGGCCCCGAGCATGTCGGATCCGGACCCGGCGCCGACAAGGATTCCCTTATCGATCGCGGCCCCGAAGGCTTCCTGGAATATTCCGGAAAGGTACGCCTCGATGTCCGTGCTCAGAAGCGCTCCCATGCTTACGGCGATGGTGGAATACCACGCCTTGAGAGTCATCGCGTCGCCAGCCAGGGCGGCGGTGCTGTCGGAGCTGGTTCCGGTCGCGCCGGGGACGGTCCCCACGGGTATGGCCATGTGGGGGCTGAACACGGGGACGACGGTTTGGGCGTTCTTCCCGGGGAACACGGACACCTTGCCGCGCAGCTTGCCGCCGTCGACCAGGGCCTTGACGATCCCGGAAGCGGTGTTTACTCCGGCGCCGCCGCTGGCGAGAGCGCGGACTTCCGCATGTCCCAGTACGAGGCTGCCGCTGCGTCCGGTTTCGAGGATGGAGCGAAGCTGCTGCCCCGCACCTTCCCATCCGGCCCGCTGTTCAGCCTTGGGCTTGGGCATCTTCTGTTCGGCTTCCTTTACGGCGCGGAGCTCGGCTTCGGCTTTGTCCATCGCACGGATCTGGTCTCCGGCGTTCCGTATCTTTTCGATGGCGCCCTTGTACTCGTCCACCTTTTCAGGGTCGCCCATTATTTGCTGAGCGCGGACGACGAGGGACTCCATGTCTTTCTGCATTTCTTCTCTGGTCACTGTGGTTCTCCTTGTAGTTGGATTCCGTATTGCGCGCAGACGAGGCTTAGCTCTGCACCTTGGCGGGCGGCGAGTGCTTCCCGTGCTTCGGGTTGCGGGTCGTCGGTGCTTTCGGGCGGAGGCGGCGTGTCTTGGGGCGCTTTCATGTGGATGGTTCTGAATTCTGGCGCGCCTTCATCGTAGAGGGAACGGCGCGCGGCTTCGCTCTGGGCTCCGGGATATGCGGGAAACGCTACGCCCGGCGATACTTCAAGCAGGTTAATTTCCTTGAGCGTGCGGACGGCTGGTTCCTGGGTGTTGTCCCATTCTTCCCGCTCGGCGTAGAAGCCGAATGAAACGCCGGTCACGTCTCCACGCTCGACGGCTTCGAAATAGTCCTTTGATACCTCATTCTCTCGGAGCTCCACGGAGAAGTGCAGCCCATCGGTCTTGTCTTCGAATGCCAGGGTGCCGGCCCTATTGGATCCGAGCACCTTGGATGAGTCATGAGCCCAGAAGGCAAATATGTCTTTACCTACGCCCAGCGTGCGCTTGAACGCCCCGGGGGCTATCTGCTCGACAAAGCCCCACATTTCCTCAGACCGGGAGTTGTATGGGATCATCCCGTCGATATACATTTTCCCCGCTTCCTTGCGGGTCTCAACTTTGCTGTAAGCGTCGAGGACGCGCTGTTTCTTTTCCATGGTTGCTCCTACAGGGCTTGATCGCCCGCGGCGGATGCAGGGTCTTTTCCCTGCGTGGTGGATTTCCCGGCGATAAGCTCTTCCGCCTTGAGCTTGGCTCCGGCCATGTACGCATCCAATACGTCATCCCGCAGGGGCATCATGTTGGCCGGCACGAATCGGGCGTCGGCGCCTTCTTTTGGCGCGTCGATATTTTCCTTGGCGCAGATTTCCCCGGGGGAGATGGCGCCCATGCTGAAAAGCTTGGAATAGAATTCGCCACGGCTCTTTTCGTCCGAGCGCAATAGGACGTTTAGGTCAAACTCGAAATAGTAGGCCTCCTGCTCATAGGCGCTGAGCAAAGTCGCGAAGCGCTGCTCGATGTTCCGGAGATAGGGGGCCAGGGTGAAATTGGCAAAGACCGTCATGGCTTGTTCAAGACCGCCGTATTTCACGTCGTAGGTTCCGTTGACCATCCAAGGCGGCACGCCGAAGCCCTTGCAGATTTCGGTCTCTTGGAATTTTCGGGATTCGAGCAGCTCGGCATCCCGATTGGAGCTTTGATTTTTTAGCTCCGTAGCCTTCATGCCGGTCCAGAGAATGAGCGGTTTCCCGGAGTTTTCCGGGCCGGTGTAGTTCCGGCGCACGTAGTCGCCCACGGTTTGCGCAAGCTTTTGCGCGGCTTCCTGATCAGGAAGGTCGGCGGTCATCTCGGCGATATCCAAAAGCAACTTGGTATTGAGGCCGTTTCCGAATGAGGACAGGGAATATTCATCTAGCTGGATCCCCAGCGATACGGCAGCCTTGACCAGCTCAGACGGCGCATACCCCTTGCCGTGTTCGTCGGTGATCAGGCTGGGGATGTGGAGCACGTCTTCCGAGTTAAGCGCTGCGCCGTGATAGTACCATCGGGTATCGTAGCCGGAATATTCCTCGGTGATGTATTGCGGATCCAAGAGACGCAGGGAAACAATGTCGCCCTTGGCGTCTTTCCCCAGGGAAACATAAGCGTTCCCTTTAGTGATGATGTGGCGCATCATTTTGATGATGAAAACAGTGGGGGATTCGGAAAGGTTCGGCCTGCGGCGCAGCAGTCTATACAGCGGATGCCAGGCGGCTTTCTGCCGGGCGCCCGTGGTCGGGTTTTTGAAATAAAGGTTCATGGGTAAGATGGCGATTGCGTTCGATATGATCGAGGTGCAGGCTATTACAGTGGGATTTTTTCGGAGATCGGAATAGGCAAACGAAGAAACCGCCCCCGGGGTGGTAGAAAACGGGGAAGGAGTTGTATTCCTTTTCGAAAAGAGGCGGTTCCATACACCCATGCTGTCTCCCGACATGATGGTTGGCTCTACAAATAGCGTAGCACATTTTTCAGAACGCTACAAGTCTAGTACTTAATATTTGATAAGTCGAATATTTTAGGCTTTGGTTTCATCAGTTCAAACATTTGCGCTTGAAGAACAGAAAACGCCATCAGCGATGTGATAACGCCGTCTATTCGTTTCCGCCCCTTCGCGACTGCGGACTTCGTGATGAAGTACGACCCGCTGTCCGAGTTTGCCTTGTTGATCGCGCAGGACAGCATCCAGCGGATGACCGGGTCGTCGTCGATGATCTGATTTTCTACGATCGCCTTCTCCCATGCTTTTGCGGCAGGGCTTATGAACTGCGACTTCTGCGGAAACGGTACGATGGTCGCTCGCGACGCGAAAGCTTGCTCGAACTCTTTGGCTTTTGCCGGGTCGTATGTGATTGCTAGGACGTTGTCTTTCTCAAGATAGCTCCCAACGTCATCGAACAAATACTTATAGTCGATGGACTCCCCGGGCGTGGCTACGACGCGATCTTCCTCAATCCACTTCCTGATCGCCGGGTTTTCCATGTGGACCTTTGTATCGACTTGGTCACCAGGGATATAGAAGCGATGGATGGCCGCATACTTGTGCAGAACCTCAAGGTAGTAATATCTGGATACGGCCGTCCAGTCCCATATTGTGGAAAAGTCCAAAGCGATGACGCACGGAGCCGCGGATAGTTTCTCCGGAGCAAGCTCAGAGCGGTGCTTCTTGGCCGCGTTTCGGCTGCGCGTCCACAGCGAGTCTGGTATCCAGGTGTCGTTTGCGCTCTGCCAAATGTTGCAGTACTTTACCTTGTACTCCGCGGCCAGCTTTGGGATCATGCGGGCCTGTCGGAGCTGCTCCTCAAAATAGGCGAGCGGGACGGAGACGCCGAGATTCGGGCACGACTTCTGAAGAACGGAAAGATCGTCCCACCGGTCCTCCTTGTCGTATTCGTAGATCGCCACAAGGTAAGCCTCATCTTCCACGATCCCTTCCAAGATCTTCTTCCCATACTCGTACTCCTCTACTAGCGGATTCGATTGCCCGTAGCCCGCGGTTGAGATGATGACGGTGAGCGCTTCGGAGCGCGTGCCCATGCCGGAGGTCAGGATGTTATAGGCCGAGGAGTCCTTCTGCGCGGCGAGCTCGTCGATGATGGCCACAGCCGGGTTGAGGCCGTCGAGGCTCGCGTCTCGGGAGAGCGGCTTGAAGTAGGAGAAATTCTCAGGGTTCTGGATGGAAAAGGTGTAAACCTTGAGGAGCTCGGCAAGATCTTCGCTCCGTGAGATAAAGGCCTTGAGGTTGCGAAGAGTCTTGTTTGCGATCTCCTGCTTCGTCGCCAGGGAGTAGGCCTCGATTCCTGCCTTCGTCAGAA